ATCTTGGTGAACAGTTCAACAAAGGCAATACTGAAGGCTAGGCTTGCAGTGCCAGTAATAATCCAAGATAAAGCAAAGGTGTCAAGGCTTCCAGTAACACGCCAAGACACCGCTTTTAAAAGAGATTTGTAATGACTATCTTCTGCCACGCTTGGATTTCTTTGCAGTTTTCTTTGCTTTGCGAAATGCGGAATCTGTGGGAGCGCCTTTACTTCCTGGCGTTCTCATTCTTTCTTTTGATCCTTTACGGATACGCTCACGCTTTTTATGGATATTGGCGTAAAGTCCTGGTTTCATCTGCACCCCCATCTGCGTCTTGCTGCTTTGCCACGCTCACCTTTCCAGTTTTTGGATCTAGCGCAAAATGAGCGATGTCTTGCGCCTGATTTTTGAGGTGCTTTTAGTTTGCTTCCTGTTGCTCTGTTGTATTTGCGTCTGCCTTTTGCAGTCAACCCACCGCCCTGGGAAACGGAGAGCTTCTCGCCACGACCAACAGAGAGATTAGGACCTCTTTTTCGTTCTGCCACTTTTCTTGCTCTTTCTAGCAGTAGATAGTGCTGCTGCTACAGCTTGCTTTTGTGGATAACCTTCTCGAACCATCTTGCTGATGTTACGAGATACGGTTTTTTTGGATGTTCCTTTAGACAGTGGCATTTGTCATTCCCTTCATAAACAATAATTCCTCGGCTTGTCTGCGTCTGAGCAATCCAGCCAAGTGTTTTCCAGCAGCCATATCCCATTTTTCAAATTCATGAGATGCGCCTTCAAAATCACCTGCGTTTACTTTTCTAAGTAAAGTAGAATTATTGAGATTACCGCAGCCACAATTAAAGGCAAAATCAACGAGAGCATCGAATTCATCTTGAGTTACCTCTACAGTTAGTTTTGCGTTGACATCAGCTTCTGCTTTTTTGACATCTTGAGCTAGTAAATCTTCAGCTTGCTCTAGGGTGATAGTCAATCCTTGGTGAACATCAGGACCAGTATGACCATATCCAATAGTCCAAGGATCACCGCCAGTGCCAGGATCAGGGTAAGCAGTAAGCCTAACTCCCTCAAAAGATTCCGTAAGATGCAGACCATCCTTAGAGTATTCCATGTTATTGGCTATCCTTCTTTGATCTTATATCCATGATCTTTTCTAGTGTTCTACCACCAAAGTAAGCGGACATCACCAGCATACCCCACTGACCTAATAGCTCAACATAGCTAGAAGCGATTTTGTATCCATAGCCATCAGCAACAGCAAAAACAACATAGGCAGTGAGAATATAAACAAGGGTTAAAGGTCTGATGTTTTTAGCTAAGGTGCTATCGCTTTGAGCGTCTGCTTGCCATCTGGCAGATACATTGTTTTGCTCACTGACATCGGCATTTAATTGCGCTAATTGCCCATTTTGTTGCATCTCAAGTAATTTGAGTTTGGCTTCTGCTGCTTGGTTTGCATCGGGGAAAAAGTGGTCAATGAGCTTATTGCCAATTCCTAATATCGCTTCTAATGGAAACATATTATTTCTCCGTTGTAATAGTGTCTTTACCTTTTACTACGGTTACTTTATCTCCATCCACAGATACTGACATTGGAGGTTCTTTTTCAGCTAATTTATCTAAACGCTGAATCAGAGATTCAATAACTTTAAACTCAGGTTTTTCTTCTTTTTCAGTAGTGCCAGCAACGCCATTCATCATGTTGATGATAGCCATCAAAGCACCGCCAGCCATACCGATTACGGCAGCAATCTTGGATGAATCAAGGAAAATGCTTGCTCCTACGGCAATTAAGATAATTGCTGTTATGTAAGCAAGACCATGCTTTCCAATGGATTTACCAGCTACTTCCTTTGCTGTTTCGAGTTGCTCATCCATTCCAAAATCCTTAGTTTGCAGGAGCTTCTGGAGCTGGTGTTTGCTCGATTGGCGCTGCTTCAGCAGGTGGCGCTGTTGGTTCTGGGGTTGGTTCTGGTGCTGGTTCTTGTGGTTCAGCATGAGCAACAAAACGCTGTAATAACTGATGAGCAAGGCTGCCCATCTCAATGCACTCTTTACTAACAAATGATTCAATTTTATCTAATAAGCTCATTTTAATATCCTACAGAAGTATTGTTGTTTGCAATTAAGTAACCCTCAATAGATACAGCCACAGTGGAGTTACCAGTGTTGGTATTAGCTTGCCACTGAATATCAGTACCAGCAGCATAAGGTGTTGGAGCTACCCGTCTAATTTCAAAGTTTCCAGTAAACGGTCTGCGAGTAAGAATCTGTACTACGCCAGCAGAACTAATTTGATATACCTGATAATTGTTATAGGCATTAGTCGAAATGGCTGGAGCAGTAGAAAATACTTGAGAACGAGTTAAATAGAAAGTGCTATTTGCTGGCACTGTGTACCAAGAGTTTTGTGACTTTCCTACACCAGTAACAATCTTGGCATAGGTATTAGAGGTGTTTCCATCTGCGCTAGTCAATGTTACATTCGCTGCGGGATTTCCAGACACCACAACAAGGTTGTTAACACGGAAATAGTTGTTAGCAGTAGCTACGCCAGTAGAACCGTTTAAGGTCACAATCTCGCTAATTGGGTTGTAATTAGCATCCAAACCGTTAATAGTTACTTTGGCAGTATCGCTACCAGTACCCGTCATCAACATAGAAATGGCAGATGAAGGGTAGGTATAGGCAGTATTGTTCTCCCAAATAGGGATGTAATTAGTACCTACAGTGGTTTGATAACCGTAAATGCTAACTACGGAATGATAAGGAATTTGACCTCTGGCAGCTTGTAGATCGAATGGTTCAGATCTACCATGCTGTGTCATCGAGAAGGTAGATTGTGTAGCCATTAGTAGATACTCTTTTTGCCAGCGTTGCCAGGTTTAGTAGTCTTAGAATCTTTGGTGTTATTGTTTCCATCAAAGTTAAAAACACTCATAAATCCTGATGGAATCTTGCCAGTCAAGGTTGTGTTGATTCCACCCATAGATCCGTCACGGGGTAGTTGTGGGCGAACAGACTTAGCGATTTGCTGGTTATATTCTGTTGGTCTTTTATGGGGTTGACCGCCTGTACTACCCGTTGTTTTCGGCTTTAAGCTCATTTTTGTTCCTTTCTTTGGTATTGACTACAAGATAACTGAATATTACAAATATGGCTAGTGTCACCACTCGCTCCCACATAGGATTCCACATTGTCCATCCGCACATAATGCTTGATGCTATTAACGCCAAAATCGTTATTAAACGGTCTGTAATGACCGCCAATGCTAGGCGTACCAAGGCTACTGCTTCCATACTTTATCCCCTTAAAAGTTAAACCAAACATTAGTTTAACCTTCCTCATCATCTACTGCAATAAAGCCACTACCCCATTCATCATCAGAAATCTTCTGTTTTAGCTTTTCAATGTTCACCATACGGTCAATCACCTTACATTTATCGGTAAGGGATGCCATAGGATCAGCCATGACTTCTTGGAGCAACTTTTCAACAGCGCTCTCAAGTTCGGGGTTTAGACCTTTTTGCTTCTTGCTCATCTCTTAGATTTACGCTTAGTAATCTTATGACGGTTACGCTTGATTGCTTTATTCATTCCCATTCTTTTATTTTCTGGGTATGGGGTGTTACCTTTTTTCATGATTTCTCCTTATTTTCCAATGTAGCCAGATACAACATGACCTGTAGTGTAAAGACCAGCAGCTCCAAGAGCTATTTGTGACCATTTTTTAATGGCTAACTTCTTCTGTTCAGCATTAACAACGCCCTGAACCTCAGTCAAAAATTGATTTCTTTGGTCAATAGGCAGGTAATTAGCCAGTTTTTGAGCTTGTTTGTTAATGTAATCAATCTTTTCTTTAGGGTTAGTAATCTTGTCTGCACGGTCAATATCTGACTGCAAAATCTTTAATTCACCCTGTATTTTTCTTTGTTCAGCAGCAGTAGCAGTTCTGGTCTTGCCACGCTCTAACGCAGTAGCGCCACGCTTTTCAGCTTGTTCTAGCTTTTGAACATAGCTTCCTACCATGTCATACGATCCTGTTTCTTTTAGCATGGATCTATTGTCAGAAAGGAATTTTCTAGCTTGAGCAGCGGTTTTTCCCTCTAATTGAGCAGAATAGTAGTTTTTAGCTAAATCTTTTGCTAATCCTTCGTTACCTCCTAAAGCATCAATGAGTGCGCCAAAATCTTCTTTTGACTTAAATACTTTGCCTGGGATGCTTTGAGCGGGAACATTAGCGTAATTAACGCCTTTACCAAGCAATTGCTCATCAACTAATGCTTTACCAACTCTAGTTTGAAAAACACGCAATGGTTCAGAATCTTTGCGGTACTGATTGATAAAAGTATTGATTTTTCCATCAGAAAACTCTGACATAACCTTTTCAATCGAATCAGCCAGCTTTCCAGCCTTTTGTTGATTGATGGCATCAAAACCTTCTGCGGGTAAACCATAAGAACGATCACGCAAAAATCTGCGTAAATCTTCCATACCTTGAAAGCTCACAGGTTTGCCACGAACAATGCCAGCTTCATCCACATAACGAGGATCTAAAGCTCTTTTAATAGCTAACAAAGGGTTTTTAATAGGATCTAAAGTAGCAACGGCTAACTTAGTTTCGGGATCGTTAATCATCCCTTTGATCTCTTTCATAACCTCATCGTAGGCTTTGGTGTCCTCTACCTTTGCTCCGCTTAATTCTTTTTGTTTTGCAAAATTAAACGCAGCAGCCTTGTTCTTTTCAGCATTAGCTTGACGGGTAGCTTTAAATCTATCAAAAACACCTTGAACGGTATCTCTAATTTTAGTTCCAATGTCGGCTTCTGCTTGAGGAATATTTTTTGCTGCTCCAGCTTCAGTAGTGGTGGTAACGCCAGGCAATTGACCGTAAGCAGTTTCACCTTTCTTGGCTTCACGCTCTGCAATCTTTTCTGTAACTCCAGCACGCTTTTCAGAAGTGGTGGCTTTTTTGCCAGCTTTTTCAATTTCTTCAGCAGTTTTACCAGCAGTAGTAATTTTAAGTTCTTCAGCAAGATCTTTACCGCCACCAATCAATTTGCTAATTCCTTTAACTCCAGCTTTACCTAAGTCATAAATCAATCTACCGCCACCATATACAGCAGGAGCAATTTCACCAGCAGTTTCGTATCCGCTAACTTCTTTTCTTGGTCTTGGAATACCGACCTTTTCAAGCATCTGACGAGATTCTTCAACGGTTGGGAATAGCGTTGCATGACCTTTTAGTGCGCCTTCACCTTTAGCTTCTGTAGGATACAAAAATTGTTCAAGCTCTCCACCAGAACCCATAAGCCCAGTGGTAAAGCCATAACCAACAGCTTTAGCCTTTTCAAGTGCGCCTGGAGCTTCATAAACAGGAGCTTTAGGCGCAGATAATAAGTCACGCCCACCGCCTGAAGTTGGTTCTCCAGCAAGAAGATCCTTGCCTTCAGCCATTATTGCTCTCCCTCAATTTGGTATCCCGCTTCTTTTAAACGCTTTTTAGCTTCTTCTTCAGTAATATTTTGACCTTTTGCAGTAGCAGCAATATCAGCTTTTGAAGCGATTTTGGGAGCTACTTTTGCAGCTTTAGCGTTGTCAATTCCTGGCAATTCAGCACGCTTATAAATATTTTTACCGTATTGAACCAATCCTTGACCAGTAATAGCTGGATCTTTAGCAGCAGTAGCACGGGCAACTTCTCTCATTTGCTCGTTCATCAATTGTTCAAAACCTGCTGCGTTAAATTGATCTTGTGACATCAATTCATTAAATCGTCTTTGGAATTGCTG